ATTATTGTAACAGAAGACGGGCATGATGACGCATCTAACAGAAGCAGGCTAATGTAGGTTAAGGTCGAAAGGCGTAGGAAATGAGTGGCAATCACAATGGATAAAATATACACATACGTAGGTAGTATAAGCACGTTTCGCGTTTTTAAAATGGCACATGGTCGATATGCAATAAACATATCCGAAGACACGCCCCCGATTTTCTTCGATAGTTTTGACGCGATGAAAAAAGCCTTTGTGTTTTGGGATTGGGATAACGAGTATAGAGAAGCCGAAACATTTACGCTTGTCGCTAGTGAAGTAATTGTCGATGCCGACGACAATGTGCATTTAATTGATGCTCAGGGGTCGGAGTGATTATTGTGGCAAAAGCAGGCTAATACCGAAAGGCGTAGGAAATGAATAACCCGAAAATTCCCAAAGTATTTGACACTAACGGCAACCCACACAAAATAGAGGGATACGTTTTGGACGATAGTTCATTATTAGACGGGCTGGCATACGCCAATCACTTTGTTGTGCATCATAACATGCGTGTAAGTAAAGACGGCATGGATAACACCACACTGGAAGCGTACACATTGTGGCTAGAGAACGCTTATATGAAGCTGTGGGAAGTGTATAAGGAGCTAGATGGTGATGAATGAAAGTAGATTGTATCTTATTGGTAGAATTGTAGACAATGAATTTGGTGAATTAACGCTGGATGCCGAAGGTGTTGAATTCATGATTAAGTATGAAGGCAGACATCTTTATGCTTTAGGTCAAGCGTTTGTGATAGCAATCGTAAAAGAGGGTGATTTATGGATTAAGCATATCACAACACTGGCAAAGGAAATCAAAAATGCAGAACACAAGCTCATAGAGATGTCTATCTATGATCGCTTTTAGCGCAAAATTGACTAAATCGTAATTATGCTTTAGAATTAATAGCAATATCAATAAACACGAAAAGCCCGCTATCAACAGGCTTTAAGTGAATAAGCGATTCGTAAGGCAATCGCTAACGATAGTTTATCAGACAACGATGGATTAACGCTAGTGCCTTACGAAGTACGTGAATTAAATAACGAGTATTGTGTATATCAAGTTGGCGATGATAACCCGCTAGGGTGTCATGTAACCAGCGATTTAGCGTATGCACAAATCACCTCTATAGAACTCTCCGAAGGCAAGGCAAGCGATCCGTTAGACTTACATGCTGATGATATAAAGCTCCTGAATGAGCGCAAGCGCAAGTTATGGCTAGATGCTTACAATGAAGCATACACCGCTACACAAGATGATACGAAGGCGGTCACACGGGCATGGGGCGCAGTTAGGCGCGATACCGTGAATACCACATTGGGCATTAAGTCATTCAATGCTGAGGGCGCAATTGTCGAGGGCTGGGGGACGCTGTTTACAGACGGCTCTAATGCCACTACTGAGCGCGACCTTGTGGATGAGTATTTCCACGAAGACGACACAGACGCATTTTTGCTAGAGTATTACCAGAACGCCCCACTATATTACGAACATGGCATGAGTAAGGTGTATGGTATAACGCCTATCGGCAACCGAGTAAGCGCTGAGGTAAAAGCACCGATAGGGATATGGGTAGCGCATCAATTGCACAACGATCACCCCAAGTATAACCAAACGGTAAACGAAGTTGAACGGGGGGAGTTAAGTTATTCAGTTGACGGGATAGAAAGTTACACAGAAGACGACGGCGACGGGCGGTTACAGTGGTCTGCCCCAGCGTGGTCGCTGACAAAAACACCCGCAGAACCCGGTCTAGGCATGGTTAAGTTACGACAAATTAAATCACTTATTACAAGAACCGAAACAGAGGCGCAGTCGGCGCGTGGCGGTGGCAATACCCTTAATAATTTAACAGGAGAGTTATCCAAGATGGACAACGAAAACGAAGACGTTATCGCCAAAATGGACGATATTCCAGAAGACGACGAAGCAAAAGCTGAACCCGAAGCGAAAGCGGACGACGGTGAAGGTAAGAATGTAGACGAACTTACCGCGCTATTCGAGGCAATTCTAGCGGGGTATGAGGCTGGTGACTTGACTAACGCATTAGAACGCGCTGGTGAGTTGACTTCGATGTTAGAGGAATATGAAGCCATGGCTGGTGATGAAATGGAGACACCTATGTCAGAAGAAATGAGAAGCGTTAAGGCATTGAGCGAGAACGTTCAGGCATTAATGGAAAAGCTAGACACTACGCCGAAAAATTCACCACCACCGAAAGCAGTCAGTCGCAGTAAAAGTGCAACGTATGAGCGGTTTAATATCAATAAAGAAAATCACATCGAAGGCGGGTTAATTGACCTTATTCAAGCGCAAGCGGGTATTCCGCCACTGCGTTTTCGTAAGTCGCGCAACCCAATCCAAGATGCGATAAAGTCAACAAGTCGTAGACTACCCGTAAAAGCGGATTTGTCGGGGCAATCAGGTATTGGCGGTGGGTATTGGGTGAACTCTGTTATTTCAAATGAGGTCATTAAACCACTGTATACCGACACGGTTATGATGCGGGCGGGCGCAACCCGTCGGAATTTACCGAGTGGTGTTCGTAGCCAAGAGATACGCCGTTGGGATAATACAACGGTGGCACGCTTTGGTGGCGAAGGTGATACCACAACCGAATCACGCCCTGATACCGATTACGTCACACTTGAACAAAAAAAGGTCGTGGTAGAAGTTATCCTGACCGAAGAAGAATTAGAATTCGCTGACGCTTCAGTCGAAGCGCAAGTGCGCGAAGACATGCAAATGCAGGCGATGATCTTAATCGACAATTCATCATTGCGCGGTGATGGTACGAAACGGTCAGGCGATAAGGCGGCGCAATTCGTCGGTTTACGCTATAACACCAATGCTAGCGAGTTAACATCTATCGGTACAGCGTTCCCGACATATCCAGACCTTAATGCGATGATTAAAGCCATTAACAAGCGGAATGTAGAAGTCAACGAGAAGTGGGCATGGGTATGGAATTATGACATCAATGACCAAGTGGCTAACATGCCAGATACCACAGGTCGCCCGCTTCTAAGTGCATTTGGCGATACCGCCTTAAATCGCTTTAGAGGGATTACAGTACACCCTACTAATCAAATCCCATCGAATTTAGGTGCTGGCTCTAACGAGACTGAAATCTATTGCGGTGACTTTAGTAAGGTGATTATGTCATTTTCAAATGATCTTCGGGTAGTAACCGACACATCAGTGTTAATCCGTAACGGTGAGGTACTCATTCGTGGTACGTTCTACGCGGGGACTACAGTTACACGCCCTGAAGCCTTCCAAATTATTACCGACGCTAAAGCGGTATAGGAGAATAGATAATGCCTAATATTGTAGGTCGTGACATTGTAGGCGCGATACAGCGTTCACAATCAAATCAGGTAAACACATATACCGCCACCGCCCCCGGCACGGCAGTTGACTTAATCAACAACAGTGAACCCGTTGTGGCGTTGGTTGTGGCAGTTAATGCAATCAGTGGTACTACCCCAACGCTTGACGTAACTGTCGAAGAATCAGACGACGGTAGCACGGGTTGGGTAGCAGTTCCGGCAGTTGCGCTTATTGATCCCGACACAGGGGACGCAACCACGTTTACGCAAGTAACTACGGTTGACAGCTTCCAAGTGTTGGCATTGCGTCGTCAGAAGGTAACCCGCTTTGTGCGCGTTGTGTTCACGTTGGCAGGTACATCACCTGTTTATTACGCTGTTAGTTTGGTCGAAGGCGCGAAGTTAAGCCCTAATACCGGAACAGTGTAGGAGTAACCATATGACACTTGGTAACTTTACAACGCCGGGACGTTACTATAGCTCATCTGATGGTTTTGCACCCCCAAACTTCGGGGGTACACTTGCCGTCATGTTCAACACAGTAGCGTATACGGACACAACAGCAAAGGCACTGTTCACATTGCCTAGGGGTGCGGTAATCGTATCTGTGGCGGTCAATGTAGAAACAGCGTTCAATGACACCGGAACGGATTTACTTGATATTGGTATCTCAACCGATGCCGATAAGTACGCCGTTAACCTAGACGTATCCAGTGCGGGTCAAATCGTGACGGGTTTTGTCGCTAGTGAGTTATTGCAATTTGGCACACCGTTAACGGCGGACGTGACTGTGCAAGCTACATACACCGGAAGCAACGCAGACCCTAGCGCGGGCTTGGCTCAAATCGTATTCACCTATTGTTTGTTCACATAGGTGCATGATGAGATATGCCGAAACCGCAATAATTAAACACACAAACAAAGACATTCCCCATTTCGGTGCGCGTATGCCTCGCAGTGGGGAGGTCATTGCCTACAAAGGTGAACCCATTAAAGTCTGGGTTCAGGATGCTGAGTGGCTTATTGATCGAGTGGAAAATACCGAGTGGGAGTATGTAAAAGATGCACCCCCAATGGCGAGTACACAACGTAAGCCAGCCAAGCGAACACGCAAAAGCAAACAGGGGGTAACTAATGGCTAAGGTGGACTTAGCAGTACCACGCCAGCGCAGTTTTGGCTTCAAGGTTGGCAACAAGCAGTATGTATATCGCGGTGAGCCGATTGAAGTCGATGCCAATCACGCAAAACTATTGTGTGACCCTGACTATGCAAAAGGCAATACGGCTAGCGGGTTGGGGCTAGAGTGGGTCACACTTACACCCCAATCGACCAGCAAGCCGAAAGCGGTTAAGCCGAAAACAGAAACGGATAAATAATGGCAGTTAGCCCGTACATCCAGCCTGAACTCCTGAATGAGTGGGGTCGCTATATGGAAGCTGATGGTCGCCCTGAGTGGTGGTTTAATCAGGTGTCTGGCGAAGACGCTGAAATTAGTTCAGGTGCGACGGTATACATTCAATTCGAGCGCGATTTTATAGCACAAGGGTTGGTTGATGCGCGTGCCAATATGGAGAATTATTTACGTTCCCCAATTGCACCGCGCTATGTGACTGAAACATTGTCTATAGATGAGTGTGATACGCCGTTGCCATACCAATACTTACAAACGAAATGGCGTAATGTAATTGAATTTGGGGAGCGGGCTAGCACCTTATTAGAGGCAGATGTAAATATCGTGTATTCTAGTGTGGCGTTGCCTAACATAGACGACACCGCAACCATAACGCTAACGGACACTGAAACCGATCCCGACGAAATACAAGTATTTTTCAGGGTCGCTGATGGTGCTGATAGTGCGGGTGATGAGTATTGGCGTATTTATCCGTTACGAGTTGTGCGGACTAATGCAAGTACCATCACCATAACCGGACATCGGTCACTATTTGTACAACCTAGCATATGGGGGAACGAGTACACTCAAGTGTCGGGGCTAGTGCGGAACTTCGCCACAACGACAATCGCGGGGGACTTCATAACGCAAGTCGATATATACCGTGTGTACACTGATACTACCAACGGTGTGACCGTTAAAGGTGGGTCAACCGCATACAACAACGCTGACGATGTAAGCGCAATAGCGACACCGCGCTTTGTGGACGCTGATAACGGTATATTCCAAGCGCGTTTTGACTACCCTAGCGCAACCAGTGGCATAGACACCGTGGAATTGAAGTATCTGGCGGGGTTTCCGTTGGTCAATCAACGCATAGACAGGCGGTTAGCTATTCCGACAATCAGGCTGTCAAATACCTATTTGCCGGAAAAGATCAAGCCGATTTATGACATCACCTTTGGACGATTTGCGCGTGACCGCGAAGCGACACCACGCGACGAATTACAAATGGCGTTTTTGAATAACCCATTTGGACTGAAGCGTGGGCAGGTGCTTGCATGGCGCGAAGTCTTGACACTGACAAAAGGCTTTAGGATAGGTGCAGTCTAATGACTAGCCGTCGCAGTGGTATCCGCATAGCCGATTATGTGAAGAAAATCGGCAAGCAATTAGGCCGGACATTAAAAGAGACACTGGAAGAAATCGGCACTAACGCCAAAGCGTATTACTTGCGCGAAATTGCAAACTGGGATGGTAAGCCCGTGTTCGTTGTGCAAGTAGTCGATAACCCTGCCACCTTAGACTTGACTGTTCGGGCGACGGGCGACATGCGCGACATATGGTATTGGGTTGATGAGGGGACAGGGCTACACGGCGAAAAGCGTAGAGCATACCCCATCACGGCTGTCAACGCCCCCGCACTGCGATTTAAAACAGGGTATAGTGCTAAGTCAGCACCAATAGCGCGGGGCAACGTAGGCGATGGCTCACGCTCAGGCAACTGGGTATCAAAACGAACAGTTATGCACCCCGGTATACGCGGGCGCAAGTTTGCGGATACATACTTTCAAGATGAGATAGACGTAATAGTGATAATCAATCAAAGCATACAAGACGGCATACGCCGTGTGAGGTAATTTAAAGATGGGCGATCAAGGGTTAATTAGCAACGGTAGAGAAGTCACCGTTGTTGACATTCAGAAAGGCAATACAGGCGATGTCGGTTGGGTTGTATTAGACGCTGACGCGGAAGTCGATGCGCCATCAGGCGGTGGTGTGTCTTACGAAACGGATTGGGGGCGTTCAGAAATCGGCTCTAGCGTCTATTACGGGCAACATGCGACGGGCAATCCCGCAGTTGCAACAACCAATATTAAAGCGCGGATCAAAGCGCAAGACTATCTGGCGGGGCTATTGAGAGACAGTAACATCCGATGGGATGGTGATGCGTGCAATGCAAATCGGCTTAATTTGCGTATTCGGTTCCGTTGTGGAGATATGCGCGATGTTAGCAACTGGCAAGAAATCTTATATCTATACGATGTAAAGAATACCAGTTTCGGTTTCGATAACATGGTTGCTGATTCGAGTACAGGTGTTGATGAGAACATTAAACAGACCGAAGCTATTCAAGCTGGGTTTATGTTCAGACAAGCTCCGTTATTGCACCGTGACATTTCAGGTGCAACACTAACAACCGCGCAAAACAAAATCATATGGCTAGGCGGTAACAAGTTTGTGACCGCTAGTGAGAGTGCCAGTGTGGGTGTAAGTCCGGGGTTAACGGGTTACACATCTGACAATGGCGCGACGTGGGCGCAAGAAAGTGTTACCCCATTTACATCAGGGCATACAACCGATGTGACCGAATCGGGTCGTTATGTGATTTACGCGGGCAGTGCTGACGGTTGCGCCTATGTTGACAAAAAGGAATTACTAGCAGGCACAGGTACTTACACTGCATCAACTGGTATCGCTACAAACTTCCCATCATTTGTTGACACCTGCCCGAACGGGCGTGTGTGGGCGGTTGGCGACGGCGGTTATGTTTGGAAGTCTGACGACAACGGAATCACTTTTGTACAGCAGGGCTTTAGCGCAAGTGCGACCACTGAAAACATTACCAGCATTCACGCTGTTCAAGATAATAAGGTGTTCTGTGGTTTGGCTAATGGTGGTATTTTAGTCATCAATGGGTTGGACAACCCAACCGCAACCGTGATTGCAAATAGCGTGACAGGGACAACCGACCAAATTGACGCGCTCATTTGTGGTACCCACCCAAGTCTGAAAAACCTAATCATCGGCACTGACGCGGGCGAGATTTTTAAGACCACAGACCGCAATGCAACCGCGCCAACCTTTACACAGCCTTCATTCCCAAACACGGGCGTTGGTGGCATACGTGCATTTGACTGGGGTAGCCTGTATTGTGAAGCCCTATATATCGTGCAAGATAACGCAAGTCCCGTCGGGCAAGTTATCCGCGATTTATCAGGTGGCGCATTAGGTGATAACCAAATCGAAATCGCTAACACAACCGCATTCTTACCAACGAACGCGGGTATGAACGACATTGCAATTGCACGCAATCGACAAGGGACATCAACAGGTAGCGGGTTGTCCTGTGGTGAAGTTGTCAGTTCACAGGGATTTATTGGCGAAGTAACTAGCGAAGCAAGTTAGGCAAAGGTGAAAATATGAGTAATGTATCACTAGGTAACGCACCTAATCGCGGTGTGATTGAATACACAACCAAGTACACAGGGATAAGGGTACACATTACCCCTATCCCTGTTCGCGCTTTATACGCAATCCAAGAACGGCTAAAGGAAACATATCCCGACCCCGACGTGCCGATTGTGGCTGTTGACCCTGATGACAAAACGAAAATGCAATTCGCTATGGGTGAAACTGAATATGAGAACCCCAATGACCCTGAATACTTAATTGAGGCCAAGCGTGTTGAGAGTCAACGGTCACGGGATAGCAAGCGCATTCTCTACAATCAATATGTCACATTCCCCGACTTCGATAGTGAGGGGCTAATTGAATACCTCGCTGACAAAATCGCATTCTTGAAGGAATACGGTAGCGAGTTACCAGACGACGATTATGAAATCGCCGTTTATTATTGCGCGTTAAACGCTGACGATGAAATGATTATAGATGGCTACATTACAAAGCTGTTGCCAGTGACACAGGAGGAAGTTGTAAATCAGCTTCGCATCTTTCGACCTGCGTTACAAAGGCAGATTGGTAGCCGACATAATAAAGACCGGGGATCATCCAACGTTCAAAAAGGGTAACGTCAGTGGTGGTGTCTACTATAACGAAATTGGCATATTGCACGATAGTGGGTTGACTAATTATGAGTGGTTTTACGATATGTCACGCTTAGAGCGCATTGAGCGCGTGGCGTATGCAACAGGGTCTAGGACTGTGAAGGTTTTGCAAGAGTATGATCGTGTCGAAGAAATGAATAAGAAGCGTAATACATGACAACGCCAAGAGTTGATATAGACATACAACTGAATAAGCGACAAGCGTTAGCAGATTTACGCGCCATTACAAACGCCGCTAGTGATGCGGATAGCGCATTTGATGATCTTGTCGCGTCCGCTAATCGCGCCAGTTCGGCATTAGCTGATATTGGGTCACGCAGTATTGATATATCGGTCAATGATAGCGAGATTGAAAACGCGCTATCGTTAATCAACGACTTAGAGCAGGGTGTAAGTATTGATGTCACTGTCGATGAAAGTGAAATAGAAACCGCGCTGGGATTAATTGCAGACCTTGAGGAAGATGCCAGCGTCCGAGTGGGGGTGCAAGAGGACGAATTAGACGAAGCGTTACGAAATATTGAAGACATTCGTAACATGCAGGCAATTGAGTTAACACTGAACATCGCGGGGACAGCAGTTGACCTACTTACGGGCGGCTTAGAAACCGCGCTTGACATTTCAGGTGTTGGCGGTTTGTTTGAAATGCAAACTTTGCTAGCCCAAATGGAGGCGCAAGTAGGGACGCTTATCCCCGAAGCTGACAGGCTAATCAATGAGATATGGACTGATGGCTGGGGCGATAGTCGTGAACAAATATCATCCGTTTTAACCCAAGCTCAACAGCTTGGGGTTGAGATGGAAAGCCTTGAGGTCGCCACTCGCAACGCTTTGATTTTGTCTGACATTACGGGTGAAGACCCCGCCGGAATTTTACGCACAATGACAACGCTAGTCCGAACAGAAATGGTACCAGATTTTGAAACCGCAGGGGATGTTATCGCATCAATGTTTCAAGCAGGCGCAGATAGTTCTGGCGATCTACTCGACACATTAAATGAATACGGGACGACATTCCAAGCATTAGATATGAGTGCAGAAGATATACAGGCGTTCTTAACCGCGGGGCTTGAGGCGGGTATTTGGAATACAGATTTAATAGCTGATTCGTTCCGAGAATTTAACATTCGCGCTAACGAAGTAACTGACGGCGTTGGCTTATTAGATGAACAGTTCGCAGATTTAAGCATAGATGAATTAGCAGAACAGTTTAGACTAGGCGAGGTAGCGGGTGACGATTTCATCAAGGCTACTATTGGCGCACTTTCCGAAGTTGAAGACCCGCTTGAGCAATCCCGGCTTGCGGTTGAATTGTTCGGCACGCAATTTGAAGACATAGATCCGCAAGTATTTATTGACGCATTGAACGAGGCAGACAGCGCGGCAATTGAATTTGAAGGTACATTAGATGACGCTGGCACAGCGTTGAGTGAAACCTTACCATCGGCGTGGGAGCGTATGCAACGTGTCGTTAGCACCGGATTGGGTGAAGCATTAGACGAACAGTTTAACATAACTACTCTGTTAGACGATTTGACAGGCGATATTACAACTTTTTTCGACAGCCTAGATAGTGGCACAGGTATTGAAGGCTCATTCCGTATTGCATTTGATGATAACGAAGTGGTGGAAGTCCTGTTAGAAGTTCGTGAGGCGATTACTGACGGCTTCTTTAGCTTGGGAATAGGTATAGCGGATACCCTCGACGCACTTCCACTTGCAACTGGCGATAACGTTCGCGAGGCTATTTCGGGGTTGGCGGGCGGTGAGTTGCAAATTGATTTAGCGACTGCCGAAAGTGCGGATCAAATTGAGGACGCTGTAGCTGACGCTTTAAGTCGTGGGGTTGATTCGAGCGACTTGTTAACATCGTTATCCGATCAATTTGATATTGCCGTTGAAATTGGCGATGTTGAGCAGGTTGTGGCGTTACGTGACGCAATGGAGGGCATAGCGAACACCGCTACAGGCGAAGACCTGATGTCTCAGTTCGGTGTCACCCAAGACGCGCTTGATGAGCTATCAATTGCAATTGATGGGGTTGGTATGAATGCGTCATTCAACGAAACGTTTGAAACCTTCGAATTTAATAGGTTTTTTGATGAGTTTAATATACCGGAAGATGCACAAGCCGATATTAGAGCGCAATTAGAGACAGTCCTAGGCAACCCTGAATTAATGGAGGGTTTATTAAATCCTGAGGGGCTGATTGATCTCGAAAGCATTAGCGAGACTGCTGACGCAATGATTGAAACGCTAACAACACAGATGAATGATGCACTTGACAATGAGGATTTTGCCACCGCGTTAAACATTGGTAGCGCATTAGAGGAAGCAACAGGTGACACGTCAATAGTAGATGGTATTGAAATGTTAGCCGATGATATGGGCGTTAGCCTCGACGACCTTGAAACCGCAGCCGATGATGCGAGTATGGGTGTAACCACGTCAATGGAAACGATGGACGAGGCAACAACGCTAGCAACCGACAATCAAATCCAAGCAATACAGGACGCAAGCGACGCTTACACAGCGTTACGGCAGAACTCTACAATAGAGTTAGACGCAACGCAAAGTCGTTATGGCACATTCTCTCAAAGCATCGTAGCTGAAACCGACACAATCACGACAGCGATTAGTAGTATAAACGCGGGGCTAGTTGGTCTGTCGATGAATATGGCGAGTATCCCTAGTAATTTTGGGTCTACGGTAACTAGCAACATGACTGTGAACACAACTAACAATATTGCTAGCCCCGCCCAGCAGGGTAATGCTAACGCACAAGTAGCTGAGACAATTGCAACAGGTGGTATTCCATAGAAAGGTGACATATGACAGCACAAGAATTTAAGATTATACGGGGTGTTATGCCCCTACCAAATTATACTGATAGCCCCGAAAAGGATATTGTAGTTCTTGACATCCTAAGCGGGGGTATCGGTACAGCCGACAGCGTTCAGTATTCGCCTAATAACCCGCAGACTAAGAACGGGGGTGTGTGGGCGGATAGCTCATTGAGTGATGGTAGGCAACCGCTATCGTTGGCGTATGGCAATATCGTTGAAACGGTGACATTCAAAGTTAGCGCGTCAACGTTTAAGGAGCTTAATCAGAAGCTAAAAGAGATTAAGTTATTCATTGCTGACTGCAAGCGGTTTGGCACAGGGCATAGCTTCATTGAACCTGTGTATTTGCACTATCGCCAAACAAATGAAGTACCCGCGCAATTCGCATTGCTATTTAACATTGACAGCGAGATTAGCTACTTAGACAAAAGTGCTGAGGACTTAGTATCAATCGCGTCTATAACAATATCGTGGGAGCGTGAATACGGCTGGCGTGCGATACCACCGGGTACAAGCCCCGTTTATTACGCACAATTGGCGGGCGGTAATATACCCGGTCAAGATTTTGGTTATACGGATTTAGACCCGCTATCATCTAACTCGCTGATATACGAAACCGCGTTCACAAATCGACTGGAATACGACTTCGGCGCGGGGCAGGATAGCCCAACGATTACAGAGAACTACATTACTATCCCGAAAGAGGATATACCCGGCGACTTACCCGCCTTGTGCATGATTGACATGGGCGTATCTGCTGGTGTTGGCACGATCCTAAAAGAATTATATGTCGGTCACTCTGTGACACCCCGTCTGCCAGTACCCACCTCATATACAGACGATTTTAACGATAATTATGTGTTTGCTGGTGGGGATATAAACGATATAGCAGGAAACCCCGATTTCGTGACAACTTACTTAACGGGGCAAGGGGTGATAAGTAACAGCTCTACAGTGACCAAACATGTGTTAAATGTAGCATTTGTAGCGGGGGCATTGACTGGCGGTCAAGTCGGGTCGTGGGGCGAGGGGAATGGGGGGAGTGCAAGTAATGTTGATTATAAAATCCGTCTAAACTCTTATATAGGCAAATATAGTGTTTACATGAGGCATGACTTAACGGCGGGTGTCAGCACAGATATAGACTTATTCTTGCGTATATCTGCTATTGGTGATTATGATAATTTTATTGATACTCAGTCAATTAACCCCGCAAGTACCACCGCGCCCGCAGACCGTTTCCCATTCGCATACATGGGCAATATATCCCTGCCGATTGGTGAGCGGGCGAAGTCAGCTAGTGACGGTGTTGGGTTATACAACATAGACGGTGGAGATTTCAAAATAGAGTTGCGCTACAATGATAGAAGTGCGGGGGGTGCTGTGACTGTCAATATATGCGACATCATTTTGGTACCTTATGACATTGCCATGTTTAAGGCAGTTTTGCCCGCTAACGGGGTTGTTGAGCAAGTAACTGTGGATGGAACAGGATATTTAGGACACGGGGGGGTACTCTCTAAATCACGATTTAAGAATACTACGGGGGGTACAAAAATTTCATCAGCTAATATTGTGGGTGTCGTTCCCCAGTTAATACCCGGGGTTGATAACAGGCTCCACATTATATACGCCTACGAGGATACAGGTGGGGGGTTGCTGTCGGACACAGACCCAACAGACCCGCTTGCACTAGCAGTCAACATCATTCCACGCTGGTCTGGCAACCGCGATGAGTAAAATACATCAGCTTGTGGTATACAAGAAACCGCGCCAAGCTATGTCTGGTACACGCCTTGCGCCCGTTGTTAATGATCGTATATTAGCCACTTATCAAGCGCACAATTACAAGCATCAAATTATCGCTATGGGCGGTGACGATAGCGCGTCATGTGAATTAGCCGTTGACCCTACGGAGGCGTTTGATATTTTCGGTGCGTACTTAGGTAATCGCGTTCAGACGATTGTGAACAACCCATCTGCACCGATATTCGAGGGGTATATCAATCGGATTAATCTTGAGATACGTGGGTTTAAATTCAGTGTATCGTTAGACACATTAGGCAACCGCGTTATGGTGTCGTATTTTAACAAAGTGTCAGCACCAAACAGCAAAGTGAGTGCTGAGGTACTAAATCAGGATAGTATTGATATATATGGCTCTAAGATGTTGACACAGGATTTAGGTATTGAGTACCTGACAACCGATACACGCCACAATGTACAACGCGATTTGTTGCTTGCTAAACACGCTGACCCCTACGAGCAGATGACCGTCACGCCCACGGGTAACGCTTCTAATTACAGTCTGAAACTTGAAATAAAGGGGTTTTATCATACGCTAGAGTGGGATACTTTTGAGGTCGGGGTCGCAACGTCACAGGTTTCATCAATTGTTTTTAATTATCTTTGGTATGTCCTAGTATCTAACGCGACAGGTTACAATTCGTCACGATTCACGAGTAACGGCACGGGCGTATTTTACAATACTGAAGATTTCACATTTTTCAATGCAAACGCCACATATAATACATCTACTGAAAAACGAGGCGGGCAATCACACCTTGATTTTATACGCCAGCACGTAGAGCCGGGGGACGGCGTAAATGACTGGGTATTTGGGATAACGAGAACAGACCCCAACTTAGGCTATCGCCGTGCCTATTACAGGCAGGCGAACACCGAAACGAAATACTACACAAATATATTCAAAGACCGCCGTGTCTATAGCGCAACGGGTGAATTATTAGACCCGTGGACAATTACCCCTGACGCGAATATATCTATCCTTGATATCCCATCGTTCAACACGCCACTAAATGCGCAGATACCCGTGTCGTATGTTGAGAAAATCAATTACGACGGCGAAACAGGACAAGTCACATGGGCTTCTAAAGAGGATTTAACGCTATCAGGGCAATATCAGTTAGGCAAAGTGAATAAAACGGAGGGTGCGTCCTTCGGGCGCGATGCAAGGCGTTCTTACTATTAGTGGTAATTAGTGTACTGTTACAAAGGTGTGATATACTGATAAACAAAAAGTGTGCCTACTGGCAACTAGGGAATTGCCACACACGCCTAAACGTGCTGTAGGTCACACACACCTATTATATCATGATATGATGTAACAAATATTATAATATGCGCTGAGGGGGCGCGAAAAATGGAAAGACCACCTAAAGAGATACCAAAGCTAGTGCCAATCAATGGCGATGGTGACAAAGTGCAAGTAGAAACTGGCGAGTTCGAGCAACTAATCCTTAAACGGTTGGACAAGATTGATGACGACATCGCCAAAATGTATAAGGCTACCCGCGATGGCGACAAAGCCTCTAAGCAATATACGGACGATCAAATTAGTGCATTACGCAATGAAAACACCACCGCGTTAGATGCGATACTAAAGGGCATGGACGACAGGATAGCACGTAATGTTGCTAGTGCTGTAGACGTGGGCGTTAAGTCTGCTATGTTGCCCTTCGCACGAGAATTGAGCGCAGTAAATGAACGCACAAGTAACAACAAAAAGGATGTTGAAATGATACAAACCGACATCACAGGGTTACAATCGGAAGACAAGAAACTAACCGAACAAGCGCATAAACATCATCTTGAAGTTAAAGCTATGATGGTTAAATTGCTGTTTGGGGTGTTTGGCGACGGTGAAACAAGCGACGGAATAATAGGCAAGGTTGGCGAATTAGAGGCAACCACAAAAAAACTAGACCGCGTATATGAATTTATCGCGGGTATTAACTGGAGATTTGTGGCGGTAAGCGTGGGCGGTATAAGCTCCGCACCTGTTATTACCGCTATTTTAAAAGTGTTCAATATCATATAGGAGAATGAAACATGAGTGAAGCGTTGCTGGATAATGTAGTTGAAATGGCACTATTGAGCGTTGTGGGTTTAGCCCCCTTTGCAACATCGTTAACCGCACTACTGAAAAAATGGGGAGTATTGGCAAGCATTGACACCAAGATGTTAAGCACGGGCGTTATCATTATCGTGTACGCTATCGCTTTGGTTGCTGATGAGTTTAATTACATTGAGCAGTTCACAACCGCATTCGATACAATAGCTGTTATTGTAGCAGGGTTAGCAAGTGTATTCGTCGGCAGTGCTGGTTTGTACAAGGTGGCTCAGTATACTAAAACCCCAATCATTGGGGATAGCCGTCCTGACTTCGCACCAAAGCAGGACCAATAATGCAAGTTCCCAAACTTTGGAGATTTCAATGACGCGATTTCACAAAACATTAACGCAATTGGTTGAGGATATATTCATCACATCTCAAGATGAACATTTCAGGAGTGGCTATGATAGCGCGTTCTCAATTAGGCTATGTCAATATGTAGACAAGTACGGTCTAACTCCTGTACTTGATGCGGTTAAGCAGTTCATTAAGCGCACACCTAATGTCTCAAGACACAGCAAAACTATCAGGGAGTGCCTCGTTCAATTACCGCACCACGTTATAGACCCCGAAGACGTGGAAACATTGCGGTTATTTGCCGAATCGCTCATACAGAGTGAACTGCATACGGTTGTTGACGGTGTTTGGCGTGCGCTTAGCACAATCGAAAGCCCAAAATCAATACCTACTATCGAAAGGGCGTTAGCTGATGGCGTGGTTAAAGGTGAAGACTGGGAAGAATTAATCAAAGAATTGAGGAAATATGAAACTGCATAACGTTTGGGACCGGTATTATCAACGGTTATCAAAAACGGGGCACGTTGTATTGCATGTCACACAGTCAGCGTTGCTAATCGCGGTGATTGTACTATTATCATCATGCACCCGCGATACCACGCCAACACCAACAGATGAGCCTACGGTTGCGCCTACGGTTGCGCAAGAGGTATTGTTCTACTTCGACTGCTTCACAGGTGAACGGGTTGAAGGCTTCGCACAAGTAAATACGAATAACAACCCGTGTCTAGTGCTTAACAATGGCAATTTTCAGACAGTAGATTTGGGAACAGCCGATGGGCGTTATGTCGCGTTGTACGATGGATATTGGTACTGGCAATTCCCAGCATTACAACGCACGTTCGCATACCAAAACGCGGGTGCTACATTTTTCCGTGGCGGTACATTTAACGGCATGACATTAGAGCTTGTACAAGTTGACGGTCAATTTGGCGTACAATTTGAACAGGTTTTCGAGCCTGATATATGTTACCTGATTAAGCAAACGGGATCGCATTCGATACCAAACGGTAGCACAAGCGATATATCACTATCTGCACAGATACATTTAACCGATGAGCGCATTATACAATTGCGTAATCAGTCATTCGGCGGGCGTTTCAGTGGCACTAATGGACATGAGATATTTTGGATAGTGCAAACTGATGAGTTGATTGACGGTGTTATTGCTGTATATAGCGAGTTGGTGTGGGGTAGTTTCCTACAGGGTACTCAGGTATCTATTCACGCACTGGAGGTCCTACACGCGCCAGATGATTTCTGCAATGGTGATAGCGCAGTGACGTTCTAACGTCATTACCATAATGTGGTATGCTTTACGCTTAACGAGGCGATTACACCCCCAACGATTAGGGGAGGGACTTATTGCCTTACATGGTACAATAGTACAAAATATATGAGGGACGTGACATGAATGACGAAGTAGAAATAAAAATCGAGCTGGTTGGGGTGATTACTAATTATGATTTTAAGTGGGTGCAACCTCAAATGGGGTACACTGAATTAAAAATTAAATCTAATAATGTTGAGTATATTTTCAAGGGTAATGAAGATTCTATAAAGGGTGTTGTAATGGGTGATCGCGTTTTTGTCCAAGGGGTGTCGGAGCGGGGAAATAGATATGGTGTTACACGTATAATGCGTATCGCATCAGATGAAAACAAATAGATTTGTGATATAATGAAAATACTAAAACGAAAAGTTTTAGCTAAACTTTTCGTGTGGTGAAGAAAAGCTCTCCCCGCGTCCGATACGCATTGATGGGAGGGCTTTTCATTTTTTTAACGCAATAAACAAAAAGACGGTTGCCAGATGGTAGCCGTCTTTTTGTTTGCGGTAATTTATAGTTATCGGTAGCTATTTATTGCTGTCACGGAGAGTTTCAACAACTTGGCTTTTAAAGTATCGCTGACATCCAAGCAATTAACATATTCAATTATGCGCTGATTACAGTCATTTCTTTTTTCTTGATCCATAATATCAAAGCACTCTGTAAATGTGCCTTCAAATAGCAAGTTGTCATCTTTAAAAAGTTGGTGACTGTTGTTGTTGCCAGTATATTTGATTAGGAGCATCGCGCTATTCCCCGTCGCCGTCGGTGGGCGCGGGGTGTACACTGATGCACTTCCAGTTAAATAAATGTTCATATTTGTCACACCCCAACGACTTAGGGTTGACATATTCGTAACTGAAAAATGTAACTGCATAAGGCGTGAATTTTAATCCTGTTTTATACTCGCGAGTTTGGATAGGTGCGCCAAGATGATTGTACCACCACGCCCCGCGTAACTTTTGATAGCATTCTTCTAGTGTTGTGCCTATTTCGTATTTGCTTTGTTTGCTCATTCTGTTTACTCCTGTTCGCTGTCGTCAGCGGGCGCGGTGGTGTTATCACCATTGGCGTATGCTAAAAATGTATGCACGGCTACGCCTGAGCCTTTGTCGCCAATAACATGCAATGGCTCTTTAACGCCGTCTTGATAGATGCGATACTCATCGCCTACGTGGGTTAATGTGTACCCATTTTTAGCTAACATTGTTTTTTCTTTTGCGTCCATCGTGCTACTCGCTTTCGTTATTCTAGTTAAGGGGCTATACCTTCATCCCAAATACTATAGTCTTCCCGCGCCATTTCTAAATCATATTTATCGCGCCATGCTTGATATTCATCACCCATTAATGCGCGTAAGGCTTGATCTAGCACCCATTGTTTATGATGCCCTCCCCCGACATCTCCGTATTGCACAATCACCTCAATAGCCTCCTGTGTATGAATTGGCATATCATCAAAACTAGTATTATATATTTCGTCCATCGTACTACTCTCTTTCGTTATCATGTGGTATTCACAAAAACGTTTATTTGTTGGTACATGGGTTACTATTGCTATTTCTGTGCAACCATCACACTCACACAACGCCCCCCGCTTGCTTAACAACGCCTCAATTTGTGTCAGCTTCTTCCCCTCGCTGTCGGAAGTCTCAAGTATCGCCTGTATTTCCTCTAACTTGTTAATGTCGTTATCACTCATCACTTGCCCTCGCTTTCTTTATTATAGTTTCCTAGAAGTTGGGGTCTATGTAGTCATGTTCATAGACCCGTGATCGCATCACGCCTACTCCCACCCATAAATGCTTATAACGTTAAGCATCTTTGACACGGCTATATCGTACACCGATGTAAGCCCTTCAATCTCACGTATGATTTCTCCGTTGTCCGTAACGATAGATTTCCACTCCCACTCTTCACTATAGTTATCGTAACGGATCGCAAATTCAAATGTCACGTTAGGATTTGACACCGATTGCAACTGTGTTGAAAACTCGCTTTTAAGTTTGCGCTTTCCCATCATTCGCGCTCCTGATATTTACTTACGTCAACCTTGCCATAATTCGTGTTTGTGAACGTGCAATTGTACATCGTGCATCGCTTGTTATCGCACGTAATGACCTCGCTCCAAGCGGTTGGCACAAACTTGCCAGCTACTTGATTCCAAGCGGTTGCCTGCTTCCCGTCGTTTCGCATTGCTTGCTTACACTTCTTACATTTCATCACTCGTTATCCTTGCCATTAATTCGATTGTCTACAGCGTCTCTAAAGCTAATACCGGGCAGAACATCAAGATAGGAATTATCTACACAGTCCTTGAACATGGCGTTCAATTCATCCTCAGGAATACCATGCCGTAGCCCCCGTTCCCAATGAGGCATAATAAACTTATCAAAATAGGTATCCCAAAAAGTTGGCTTCGGTCTTATTAAATCCATTATCCATTTGAACATCACTTGTTATCCTTGTCTAAGGGGGGTGCAATACGCGCCCCCGTGCGGTTTCTAGTTGCCGTTTAGCCAGTCTTCAATGTTGTGCGTGTCTTCATCGTGTCGCCATTCTTGTTTGTCGAGGTCGTCACGGGTTTTGTCATCAGTCTGTTTTTCTAGTTGCTTACGTAATTTCGCGTTTTCGGCAACGCAATTACCAGCGTGTTTGGCAGTAGCCTCATAAAGCCCCTTTATTAATATGAATTTTCGCGTATTGCCGATAGGGCTATCTAGCACATTCCGAATATACTTCAATTCAGCTTCTAATCGGTCTTCCATCACTAACTCCCTTAGTTAATTAAGTTATCGTCTACGTCTTAAACTTCTGATTGTGTATTCGTGAAATGGCGTATCCATAAAGCCATCTGGTATCGGTACTACTTTAGTTTTTTTTTGGTCGCTAATGATCTTCGCCAACGGGCTACCTTTCGTGACCGTCGATTGCTTCGCTTGTGCAATGTCAGCGTCCAGTTTCGCAAGTTCAATAAACCCTTGCAGGCTGTTAACCTGCGACTTGTATCCGATGTGACACCACCGGAGCATACCCGCAAAGTTTACGCGCTTATGATCTTCGACTGTTAGATCATCTAGCGGGGGGTACTGCGCCACTGTGTACACTGGATTGATTACATCCTCTAATTCGGCAAGTAGCAAGTTGTACCAGTCCACTTTGTTCTCGAGGTTGTAAGCGTCTTTAGTTGTGATTAGTCCTTGTTTGTGTGCTGATTGTAGGCAACGTAAACACCATTTTAAATAATACAATTCTCGCTGGTTAGTGTCGGTAATGATTGCGCCGTTTAAAAGTTTATTAACCCCCAACAATATCGCTTGCGCTTGCTTCCAGTTCTTATCCGCTTCTGTCAAGTAGGTCATTATTGTTTCCCTCCCCCGAACGTGTATGCAGACAAACCAGAAAAAAAGGCTTCAAGAGTTTTTGCTGTTTCCTCTGTTATCTGCCACCGAAGATCAAAATCCTCACTTGCCCCGACTGGTTGAATATACACAAACCATTTACCCGCCATGCCTTCTGTTGTGTGATACTCAACACAATTGCGTAAATCTACATGCCGTTTTGTACCATCAATGTCTATTATTGAAATTGTCATTATTGCACCTCCGCAATTAGCGTTACTTCATCAAATCCCCAATGGTCGCCAAACTTGCTACACGGCTTACCCTCTTTATTTAGGTTCACACCGATAACATAAAGGACTTTGTTGGGATTTTCTGTAAATGAATAGGGATTATCAACGATATTACAAACAATCGCCCGCGCCCCGTTACTATGCTCAACGAGGTCATGTACCCCCGGTTCTTTTGTGCCATCCGTTGTGTTTTCTGTGCCTGTGTTGCCATATTTTGAGAACATTAATTTTGACACTTTCAATAAATTCATGGTATCCTCTTATATCCTTGTTAGATCAATTTGGGCGGTTACTCGTGAGTGGGTTGACCGCCCTTTTGTTTTGCGTGTTATCGCCAGTCTATCTTTTCTTCAATTTCAGATACTCTAACCCCTAGTTTCTCGATTCGAGATTCAAGGAAACTTGCAAAACTAGTAGCGTTGCTTAAGTCTTTCACCAGCTCCGCGACTTTCGCCTTAAGCGCATCATTTTCCGCTTGCAGTGTTTCGATTGTCGACTGTGGCTGTGGCTGTGCTAGCCGTAATCGGCTCGCGTCTACGTTTTTCATACCGCCACCATTTACGATATAAGCGGTGTTGGGCAATATCAGATGCACGCGGTACTCTGTACCCTCTACCGGGTCGCCAATTAATGTGACGGTGTCACCTGTCGTGATGCGTGGCGGGTCGGCTGTGTCGCTTGCGGTGGCTGGTTGTGGGGTGTCAAAGTTTAGCGTCATGGTAAATTTGTACATATTCTCAAAAGTTTCATCATAATCGACTATTGTCGTGATTAAGTCAGATTCGGGTTCGGGATAGTCATCCCCGTTGTCGATCCAGATTACAAATTCATAACCGTTGGATGACCCGTAGCTTGTACCAGAATGTCCCTCTGTGCTGGAGCTTATTTTATTAAATTCGCTTAGTGCCTCGTCAAATAGTGCTGTCATTTCGTTACTCCCTTGTTTGTTATCTTGTAACTATCATACTCTATTTGTTGTACTATGTCAACATATTGATTATACCAATATTATTTATTTGAGTGATGCTATCACCTTGCGAATATTAGACGCAATCACATTTGATAACTGGTTGTGTTTTTCAAGGAATATTGACCACTCTCCCAATGTTTTCGTTCCCTTAGACAGGTTGCACTTAGGGCAAGTTAAAACAATATTCTCTATATTATCACTACCATGTTGACATAAGGGTTTTATATGATCCGTATGGTATTTGCCCGCTCCATCGCATTGAAGCTTAACCGAGCAATAAGCGCACCTGTGCTTTTGTTGTTCAACTTTTTGTTGTATATCATCTCTAGTGTGGCTACCTTGTGCGTTCTTTTTAGCGTAATATTTTCGCTTGTCTAGTTCTCTGCATTTGCCCACATTGTTATCCCTCCATATTTTGTGATACGATCTGACCTTACTGCGGTTTGATCGTGCGTAATATAGTGATTTGGTTTTTAAATTTTCGGCATTTAGTTCATAATATCGTTTTGAATACGACTTTACACACAATTTGCATTGCCTTCGATAGCCATCATTTTCTTTTGCATGCTTGTGAAAAGACTCTATGGGTTTAGTCTCTTTGCATTTCGAACACTTCTTTTCTATTACCATATTACTTTTCTGCCCTTATGCCTCGTTTAACTTCCTCTATAGGTTCAAGCCCTAATGAGACACGGATAGCGTTACGAATTATATTGGACGCGCTGTTATGAGTGCCATAATTCGATTTTACAAGTTCCTCATATAAGCGTTTGGTTTCTGGTGTTACACGGATTCTAATTGCCTTGCTAAATGTTTCCGTCATGGTAAACCCTCATTGATAATTAATTCATACTATAGATTTTAACAGATAGGTTGCACTATGTCAACAAATCGCTTATAATGGGGTAAATCAATCTAACAAAGGGAGCGAGTGAATGAGTAACAAACAAGATCGTGATGCGTTTTTAAAGGAAGTCGGGCGCAAATTTATTGCCAAGCATGAACCCGCATTTGATGACACCGAGACAATTCTCCTAATGCACTTGCACATATATTTTGAATACCGTGCCGGGGGCGGGGCAATTGGCATACTGAAAGAAGCCAAGAAAAAGCTAGATGGGATGGACTTCGCACAGCTTGTATTCTTTATGTCGGATTGTCCCATTGCTAAATATGGTATAAACGTCGAGGCGTGGTACAACGTGGTACACCACTACTGGGACAATAAGATTGAAGGGAACGAGTGAATGAGTAAAAAGCTGATTGTATTTGATTATGATGGGACGCTAGTCGAGGCATTTACACACGATCTGCTTGACGGCGTGGCAGAATGGTTCGCTAATAATCGCGGACTGTATCACTTCGCAATCGTGAATAACTTCGGTGGTGTTGGATTACGCCTATGGATGGAAACGGATAGCTGGGGCGCACCTGCTGATTTGCCCACAGAAGATGAGACATACCAGCGCGTATCAGATACACTAATGAAATTGGGGCTGTATGTCCGTAATCGCGATATTATTTGCTACTTTTCATTTCTGTATCAATCGCGTAACGGCAATTGGTCGCCACGCCCACACGGCAAAGAGCAGGCTATTGAGTGGCAAATTGAAAGCCGTAAACCTAACAACGGCTTGTTATTGCAAGCTATGAAGGACGCGGACGTAACACCTAGCGAAACACTGGTAGTAGGCGATAACTGGCACGGCGAAGATGCAGTTATGGCGCGTAAATCAGGTGCGGATTTTATTTTAGCAAGCGAATTCTTTAGCAAGGGAGCGAGTAATGACGATTAACACTGAAACGATTACGCTTAAAAAAGACAGCACACGATTGTCTATTCGTAATGGTATCTCGTTGAACCCCGCCGTGTTGTCTGAAACATTAGAGCATTATGGTGAGGCTGTAAAAGCGTTGCAGGCGGGCGTTTTTGAGTTGTCAGAAGAATGGGGTAGCCGGAATGAGTACGAATCACCTAATCACAATGAAGCGGTTGTTACAATCTATCGCTTAGAGGCTATCAATGTGCCCTGTGATGGTCGAATTGTGCCGATAGAACTAAATGTATTCACGGAGCGCACAAGCGCACAAGACATGCTTAATCATGTCAGCAATGTGTTGTTGGGTTTAGGTGCGTACTTTCAAGCGTTTGGTTATGAGGATAAGCCCTCGCCACCTACACAACAAAATAACACTGACTGGCAACAGTTCAATGATGATGTTGATGTAATCCAGAATGAGGGCAAACAGTCACAACCTGATTTAATCCCACCGTCTGCCAGTGGTGATACTCCCCTATTAGCATTCCCTGCTAGTAAAGAGGATAAAGTTACACTAGGCGAAAAGTACCATCAACAAGTTGTGGCTTTTGCCGTTAGTGGGGTTGAAATGAAGTTTTCGCAAAAAACGGGAAAGCCTGAATATCAATTCTATGCGTTCTACAATGGTAGTCCGTCGAAATACCCCGCCTATGGACTGAGCATTGACACCCAAAGCAATTATGCAAATAGCACAGTAGTTGAACAATTGACACAATTAAACATTAAACCACAGGAACGCAGACCGATTAACGCCCGCGTTGTGGTGTATGTCAAATCAGCCACCACGAAAGACGGCGGCCCGACTACATACTACAATATCAATAAGTTAGACATAGCACAGGAGACTAAATAATGCCAAACTTCGCACAGATCACACTCGCAGGGCATACGGGCGGGGATGTTGATTTACAGTACACCCAGACAGGTACAGCACGGGCTACCGTTAGCCTAGCAGTCAATACGGGCTACGGCGATTATCAGGTCGCATCGTGGTATCGCATTCAAATGTTCGGGAAACGTGCCGAAGCATTTAGTGAGCATGTCAAAAAAGGGACAGCCGTTATTGTCAGTGGTGAACCTGAAATACAACTATGGACTGACAAAAACGAGAATGAGCGCACAACTGTACAGGTTACGGTTGATAAGTGGACATTCGCTGGCAGTCGTGGCGATAGTAATAGCAATTACAATGATGATCATAATGAACTACCGCGCAAGAAAAAAGACATCCCATTTTAGACATTAACGAGGTGATGATATGAGTAAGCACAGTGATATTGTGGAAAATATTGATAAGATGGACATTGAGCAAATCAAGGCGGGCTTGGCATTGCACCGTGAGTTCTTTGAGTTGTTAAAGTCGGGTGATTACCTGAATGAGTTGGTAGAGATGGCGTGGTCACATTACGCAATTGATTGTATTCCCGGTACTAAAGATGCTGAAAGTGCTAAAGATTATCATGCCGAGTTATCCGCAATGATAAGCATATTAGACGAGTAACGAGGTGTAACCAATGATGGCATTGAAAGTCCCAACATTTCCACGCAACGCAACCGAAAGCCAGCTATATGATGGTGCGCTCAAAGTGCAGACCACGGCGCAAGCGGTGACGTATATGCAGGGATTAGTTCGGCATCATTGCAGGCTGTACGGGTTTAAGTATGCTAGCAATGAAACCGAGATTAAATCTATCCAGTGGAATAATATGAAAAGATACGCTGAGAGAACGGGATACCCGAAGCGCGGTATGCAAGACTTGAGGCGTGTATACCAGATGAGCAGAGCGTATGGTATGGAGCGTATGGTATGACCGACAATAACAGCCAAGAATCAACCGACAGCAAGCAACGACAAGAAACACGGCAAGCGTTACAGGATAGACCGCTAACGCTCACAACGGACGCGCAGATTAAGGCGTATAAGAAGCTGGTAGCATTTTTGCAAATCGAATCGAATAAAGGGAGTAACCATGAGTAACGAAACATTAGGCTTATACCAACGTCAAGCAGGGGTAGCCTTCGCAAAACATCAAGAACTCAAGGCGCGGTTAGATGCTGAGAGAGTATCATTAAACCAACAAATCGCAGAGTTAACAGAGATGTTCAATTTAGAACATGAGAAGCTAATCGCTGATGAGGCACAATCTGAAACCGACTACAAAAAAGCGATTGAACGCGCTAAGACTTTGCTGTTTGAAACCTATCAGGATGGAGACCCCAAGACCAACGGCGCGTTACAGGTCGCTGTCAGCAAGGGTAAAATCGTTATCAACGATATGCCCAAAGCGGTTGAATTCTGCGCGGTTGCGTTACCGCAAGCTATTGATAGCAAGGTGAACACGTCCAAGCTACTCAAAGCGGTGCAAGCCGATTTGCTTGTAATCCCTGACGGCGTGGATTACATGGCTATCGAGTACCCCGTAACGGTCAAGGTACTAACTAAGAAATTCGCGGAGTTGGGCAATGAATAGAACAAGCCCAACAGGGTTGGTATTCCCAGTACCTGCAGACGCGCCTACGCCTGATTACTCACTTGATTATGTGTGTGCTGTCGACGGGTATGGCGGTGGGTGCATGACTAAGTGGCAAGCTAGCCCGAGTTTCGAGTCGGACGTAAGTTGGGAATATGGTAATGAGGAAGGGTCGCATTATATCGAATGCCCTAACTGCGGTAAAACGTATCTTGAGTGTGAACACTTTAATCTGTAACGACTATCTAACGCAAGCAAAAAAGGGAGACTAACGAATAATGAAAAAACATAATGACACTGAGTTTATAATAGAAGCCATGGTGTTTGGCGCGGGAGAGGCGATACGTAGACAAGAGAAACAGGGGCAGAATGATGTAGTTAATTTTTCCGTTTTGCCTATTGAGTGTGACCGCGAAAACAGTGAGGCACTTGGGATTATTTTCCATGATAACCATGATGATTTATTTGTTAATGTAACTCTGCCTAACGGGTGGTATAAAAAAGCAGGTAATCATTCTATGTGGTCGGGGTTGTATGACAATAAAGACCGCTTACGTGGCAAAATATTTTACAAGGCGGCACATTATGACCGCAACGCTAGAATGAGTTTATCAACTCGTTACACTTATTCATGCGCGCCGATTTGTGGATATGGTGATAATTATGATGCTGATGAAACAGCTTATACAGCATCAGTTTATGACTCAGATGGCAATACTATTTGGGAATCCGGCACATATATCCGTGATCGCGGTAACCTTGATTGGAGCGAGATTAAAAAACTAGACACACAAGGGAAAATCTGGTTAAACGAAAATAAACCGTATTGGCAAAACGTATTAGCCTATTGGGATGATGAAACTAACTAACTAGTTAACGCAAGCATAGCCACTATCACAGGTGGCTATTATCAATTGAGGTGATTATGACAGTAGAACTCAACGCATTACAGGCAACGCACATCCAACAGCAGTCGTGGGACGAATTGGTAGAACGTGCTAATGTTGCTTTCGACGCGCACTCATTCGTTAAGTGGGCTATCGGCGATATTGTCGCAGAGGTAATTGAGGGCGGTTATTATGGCGACGAAACATTAAACAAATTCCGCATCGAATCAAACGCGCCATATATATCGAACCGCACACTGCAAGACCACGCGCAGGTTAGTCGTTTTTACCCGCAGGACAGCCGTTTAGACGAAACCAGCCTATTAAGGTACACACACTACAGACTTGCCATGCAATGGGCTAATCGCGCCTTGATCCTACAGCCTGAATTATTCTTATCGCCCGAACAGTTCACACCGTTAGATTATGCTCTTGGCAAATTGAACGAGTGGGCAGACAATCAAGTAACTTGCACTCAAGCGGGATACTTACGCGCCGAATGGGAAGAATACATAACGGGCGCATCAAGCACCGCGCCTATGCACACAATCCATGAGGGCATATTCTCACGTTCACAGATACGCGATATTGTGAATGCGCTAGACGTTGGCAAACAATACGAATTGACTATTAAGGTGGTGGGGTGATGCGCTGTAAATATTGTGCCAGTACAAATCTTAGTGAACCACAACCGTACCGCAGTTGGATTACTCGGAAGTGTATGGATTGTGATAAAATTGATTTCGATGCGCATCCCGTAGTGAACACCGACTATGCACAATTGAACGCATGGCGACGGCGCGTAGAGCGTGAAAACACCACCAGCATCAACCCCGAGCCACCACCGCCCAACATAGATTAGGCATGGCATCAATTCGATGCACTAAAACTGAGTAAAAGTCAGTGACGGTGTATCTATATTTCAGAGTGGCGCGGTGTTTAGTGGACATCGCGCTTTTTTGTTGCCAATTACTTGCACAGAATAGCATCAAGGTGTATACTGAGTGTGACTATATAACACATGGGGGTATATATGGAATTAGGCAAAGCAATTCAGATGTGCCGGAAGCAAAGAGGATACACACAGTCAAAACTCGCAGAATTGGCGGGGATTACGAAAACGTATCTATCGGCGGTTGAGCGTGGTAAACGTCAACCGAACTATGAAACAGTAAACACGGTGGCTAATGCAATGGGTATACCGTTAAGCATCATTGTGTTTCTATCTGCCAGTGACAACGAATTGAAGCCACTAGGCAGTGAATTGAATGAAAAGTTAGCACGGGTTACATTGCAATTAATCGAGGCAACCAATGAGCCACAAGCTGATGACGATTGCTCACATATACGATCATAACCCGATGAATTGCGAACCTGACAATCTTAAAGCGTTGTGCCAGAAATGCCATAACAACCATGATAAAGAACATCGCGCTAAAAATCGCCGTAAGACAATATCAAACAAGCGCATTGAGAAGATACGCGCAACGGGGCAATTAAATCTATTCGATTAGGAGGTGTTATGAAGTGTGTTAACTACATGCGCGACAATAACCGCAACGATAACTATAAGACGCGCATTGACAATGTGAACGGTAACACAAGCACCACACGGTATACGTTAAGTGCGCTGATATAGCGTATGACAAGCGACACGATCAATTAATCAGAATAATTAAGGAGAGTAAGCGATGAATGAACTATTAGATATGCTACCAGAAAGTTGGCGCGTTGTTATCACCGTCGTTGAAAACAATAATGGTGACGATGATAACTATGTGAATATTGCAATACATGGTGTCAACCACAATGCGCCATTGTACAGAGTGAGTGTGTACAGCAGTGAGCTAAACAATCTAGGCGATGGTGTGACTGCACAAATTCGCTATATAGTGCGAACAGAAGCCGAAAAGGATAACAAGTGATGAAAAAAGTAATAGGATACAAGTTTGGGATAACCGACACTGACGGAGCTAGCGTCACACAAACATTTTGGACTGACGGAACTAGCGATTACGCGGTTGAAAAGTACGCAATTATTTTTAGTCCTGACGGGTTGGCAACAAAGCAATCCCAAGGGGTAGACATTGTCGAAGTCCCACCACTTGGCACACGTTGGCTAACGACAAGCACATTGCAACCGGACGGGACATACGAGATCAAACACCACGACGGGGTAAGCAATGACTAGCGTAAAGCAAATTCTACCTAACACAGTCACATTACAGCGTATCGCTGACATCGAGGCTAAACTCACGGTTGCGCTGAATGACCAACTAGAGGCGGAAGCTGAGAATACGCGCTTACGTGCGCTATTGGCGCGTGTCGCTGATGAGACGTATGTGATTGAATCGTGCGATAACGAGGATTGCATTGTTATCCCAAACGGCTTGTGGATGACAATTGTGAATGAAGTAACCATTGATAAATAATCCAACCTATTACAGATATAAGTAGGTTGAAAGGATAACGAGTGATGAAATGCAAGCTCTGTAGAAGTCTAAGCCGGAAGCCGAGCAACCGCTTATCGTTCACCGAACTCATGGCATTGCCACTCGCAGATAGGCGACGTGTAATTGCTGAGGCACAACGTGAATCGGATGCCTACATTGCAGAGAATGATATTGACCCCGCAGATGAATTGAACGAAGATTATTATGAGGATAACGCCAGTGAGTGATGACAGACAAACACGGTGAGCCGAGATTTTTCGGTAAACACACTTATGACAATGACAAGGATGATGAATAATGAGTAAACAAAATAACCCTTATTTAAAGATGGATCACTCAACACGACGCAAGCGTTTACCTGCATTTATTGCGGGCATGAGGCGCGGGATTATAAATGGTGATAGAACTGGGCATTATGGCGGGATAAACCGCGATGAACGTCTTCAATGGATCGAATGGGCGGAAATCGCATTAGATGATACTACGATGCCAATGGAAGACGTGGCAATAGACGGGATACCGTTAGTATTTGATGAAATAGGGGGCTTGGGATAATGAACTTAGGAAAGGCAATAAAGTTAATTCGCACACAACGCGCATTAAGTCAAAGCGATTTAGCAGAGTTGACAGGGCTATCAGTGTCGTATTTGTCATTAATTGAGCGCAACAAACGCGATCCAACGCTGTCAACTATTTGCAACATTGCCAGTAAGTTATATATCCCTGTTAGCCTGTTGATGTTTTTGGCTGACGAAGGGGAAGCGGATAAAATAATCGGGAAGAAATTAGCGACGATGTTGGCATATGCTACGTTACAAATTATCAACACTTAACAGGATTTACTTTGCACGAATAACGCAACCTATTACATAATGAAAGAGGATGGAGTAAAGCATGATTATCATAGGATTTTTAGCAGAAACATTGGCGATCTTTTTTATTAGTGACGCTTTCGGGTATATACCTAAAACAAAACACAAACCACAAATAGAGGAGGCGGAAGATGACTATTATGAGGCGGATGATTGGCGCAACTCATATAAAGAGCAACGCAAAAAAAACGAAGCAGACCCCAATTACCGAACACGGCACGTAGACCAATGAGTGGCTTCCCATTTGACGATAACCCGCCATTCCAGCCACCACGCAACCATCACGAGATGGAACGGCTAACGCTTTGTGCGCGGTTGGATGATGTAACTGACGAGCTATTTGAAGCTGTCGGGTTGCTGAATCAAGTATGGTCATATACCAAGACCCACGATCCGCTTCCAGATGATTTATTCGACCAAATCGACAACCTAGTGAGGGGCTTTTTAAAATAATGTGTAACTTCCGGTAACGCTTTGCACATTCCGCCATTACGATATATACTATGTGTGTGCTGTAAATAAAAAATCCCCTGATGTTCGTCAGGGGTTCAGCACAAAGCAGTCAACGTGTCATTGAAGGATTGTTAACAAGAATTATACCAACGTCCGGCGAATGGCGCAACCTATTACGGATAATAAGAGGATTAGAATATGGATTTTAGCAAGTGGCTAAACGATCAAATCGAAATGGCAGAGCAATATAGATCATTGTCTGTTATGAACCACAACTCAGCTATGGCTATGGCAAGCGCAGAATTCATGCACAAGTTAGGCATAGCTAAGGAAATTTACGCCACATTCCAAGCCTACGAAGACGCTAATACTGTTGTGTTAAAGAATGTGGGCGGTGTGGCGATGTCGATTGATAGCAAGGTAAAAGAGGGTAATGAATAATGAGTGACAATAAATACATACCCCGCACATTCCAAACTCCCAACGCGCATGTTGATGAATTAATGCACCTGCTGTCAGGTAACGAGTTTAAGTTATTGATTTTCGCTACACGCCACATATTAGGCTGGCAAGATAAAATTTCATCACGTAAAGCGAATATCAGTCTTTCGATGTTTGAAAAAGGGTTTACGACTAAAGACGGCACACATTATAACGGTTGTGGTCTGGCGAAAGGCACGATCATAAGCAACCTTGCACCACTGGCGAAGTTTAATATTCTGATACCCGTTGGCAAAGCAACCAATGCAGGTCAGAAATACGAACTTACCACTAACCCTGACACTAACGGTCTTACAGAACGCCATAACGAATCGAAAACATCCAAACAAAAACAGACTGCTAAGGCGCGTAAAATTAACAAGAATAACACAGGGGGTCAGTTGAACAGTACTAGTACAGTTGAACAGACCACTAGTAGTACAGTTGAACAGACCGGAGGGGGTCAGTTGAACAGTACAGAATCAAACCCACTGTCAAACACAAAGAAACACAGCAACTCTCCCCTTCTTTGTAAATACGACGAAAAGCCACAAGCGTCATGGCGTGATGAAATGTGGTATGCGGGGCGTGATTATACACGGTTAGTTAAAAGACCCACAGGCACCGACCCACTCACATTCCCAATTCGATGCAATGCAATCTATCATGCGTGGTTGGGCGCGTTGGCAGAGAACGATAAGCTGATTGCGAAAACGAACATTGATTTGTGGCGTAATTCATTGAATGCGATTAAGGCGTTAGCGAGTGCGAAGGTTGAACCATTCAAAGTCTGGCAATACGTGAACACGATGTATCAGGAGGATTTTTGGAAGGGTAATAGTAACCCGCTACCGATAACGAATGTGCAGACTAACATCCTGAATTGGCAACCGGAGCAACCAGCTAACAAGACATTTGAATTTGACATTATGGATATTAAGGATTAGCCATGACATACGCTAACAAGGTGCTGAGCGAGTTAGAAGCGCGTGGCAAGGTAGTCCGCCAGCATGACGGCACATATCGCATGAATAATCCATTTCGCGCCAACAGCGATAGTCACGCATTTGTATTGACAATAGATGACGATACGCACGGCGCGTATTACGATCATGCTCACGACGAAAATGGTAGCCTGTTTGAATTAGGCGACAAGTTAGGCATAGACCGCCCCGCATTTGAACGCGCCCACGCTGAGGCTACCCATCGCCAATACATTGGCATACTAGATTATGCAAAAGCGCATGGCGTAACAGTCAATGATTTACATCGTGCAGGCTGGCGCGAAGTGACACATCACAATAGACCTGCATTAGCTATCCCGACAGCTAACGGTACACGTCACCGCTTTTTAGATAAGAAAATAGACAAGAATGGCAAGGTATCATCAAAGTTTATCAACCCGACAGGTTACAAACGGTGTTGGTATGGGCTAAAGCAAGCGGTCAAAATGGCTAAAGAAGACGGGAAGGCGTTAGTCTATTGCAACGGAGAGATTAGCACCGTCGCCGGATTAGCAGTGGGAGTGCCTGCCTTCACAGTGGCGGGTGGTGGCGAGAAGGCAATACCAGATGAGTTACTTACAGAGTTAAATACACTCTGGAAGGGTGACATTATTATCGCGCTAGACTGTGACGACACGGGGCGTAAAGCCACCGAAAAGATTAACGCACAAATCCCGAAAGCAAAGCCTGTAGACTTGGGCTTAACTGATGGTGGTGACTTAGCAGATTATTGCAAGTTGCACACATTCGAGGCAATCGACAGTTTAACGCTTTTAGCGGTTGAGGCTATCAACACACCTATTGATGCTAAAAATGCCTTAGATGGCATCTCACAGCTAAATAACAGCATTGTGGGCTTGCATCGCGCTATTAAAGCCAACGCTACCGATTTAGATATTACGCGCATACTAGACCGCGCATCAACCGAGCTAGCCACGGCACGTCAAAAGTATGGTGGTGTGACGGTGCAATCATCGCAAGATATAGCCAAGCAAGCGTTAGCGGATTTTGAGGATAAGATATTGCACCCGCGTGCGCTTTTGGGTTTATCGTGTGGTATTCCGGCAATTGATCGTATGACGTTGGGATTTGAGAAGTCTAAACTGTATTACTTTTATGCCATGACCAATCAGGGCAAGTCAAATTTAATGCGTACTTTTATTTTAGGGATGCACGAGAACGCACGCGGTTTGATCGTGCCGTCAGAGTCGGGGGTCGTAGATTATATGCAGTCAATGGTGGCGATGTTGGCGGGTGTTGGGTTTAAGACACTGATATTAAGCCCGCATAAATTACCATCCGAAAAAAAGCGATTAGTTCGTGACGCTTACGAATATGTTCAGGACTGCTTTGATTTTCTGCCTAATGGTTCACCGACAAGTGAAGATGTTCGCACCGCGTTAAGTGCCGATAATTATGAGTACGTCGTGATTGACAGCATCCAAAATATGGGTGGGGTTGGCACGGCGTATGAAGTTACACGACGCAACTCAAAAGCCAACATCAGTATAGCTAAGGAATTCAACATTCCCGTTATCGTGACATCGCAGACGGGGCGCAATAATAAAGATCGTAAAGAAAAAGAACCATTGCTACAGGACGCGAAACACGCGGGGGATATTGAGGAAGACGGCGACAAGATATTTAGCATCTACAATCATGATGCGCTGATGAAAATTGATAACAATGTATCTATGGATTTTCAATATCCAGAGGGTACGATTAAGATTAAGGTGCTTAAAGACCGCTGGCATGATTTGGTGGGGGCTAAACGTAACCTAGAGTGGACGGTGGGCGGTAAATTAATTGACGCGCCAGAGAATAAGCAAGGAGGCAAGTAATGGATTACATAAATCAATTCTTGACAGGCGATTGTATAGAGGTTATGCGTAAGATACCCGCGGGTGTTATTGATTTAGTGGTGACTAGCCCGCCTTATAATCTAGGTGGTGTCTCTAAAGGTGGCAAATGGAAAACGCCCGAACTGAGTGAAGGTTACAATGCACATGATGATAACATGGAACACGGTGATTATGTGACATGGCAACGCGCTTGCCTAACAGAGATGATGCGCTTAATTCCTGATAATGGTGCGATATTTTATAATCACAAGTGGCGTGTACAAGGTGGTTTATTGCAAGATCGTAGCGACATTTTAAGTGGTTTTCCAGTACGGCAAATAATTATATGGCAACGTGCGGGAGGCATTAATTTTAACCCCGGCTACTTCTTGCCGACCTATGAGGTTATCTATTTAATTGCCAAACCGCAATTTGAGTTAGCGGACAATGCGAGTTCTTTGGGGGACGTGTGGAGTATTAAACAAGAGTCGGGGAGCAATTTGCACCCCGCGCCGTTCCCCGTAGCATTATCGGATAGGATAATTAAATCTACCAACGCGCAAGTTATACTAGACCCATTCGGGGGGTCTGGAACGGTTGCGGTATCAGCGCAACGGTTAGGGCTGGATTTTGTATATATTGATAACTCTGTTAAATATACAAAAATGGCTAAAGATAGATTAAATTTTGTAGTTATGCCTAAAAACGGAAGTCAATTATCGTTATTTGGAGCGACCAATGAAACAACTTAAATCAATGCCAGCGCAATTCAAGACCGAACGGGTGGACGCTGACACAATTAAGGTCACAGTGGTAACTGACGGTGGCGCAACTATTACGCGCTACGGTTGCGATGTGGCAGTGTTGTATGATGAGACTAAGCGCGATTACGACGGTAAAATGATGAGTGAGGGGCAAGCGGAATGAGACACTGGACACACGATTACTACACATCACAGATAGAACACAAGCCTGTCCGCTTTGTGGTATCGCTGTCTAGCGGTGTGCCTAGCGCGGTGGCAGGCGATTTAATGCTAAAGCACTTCGGCAAAGGGCAAGTCGAGATGTTGTTTGCAGACACACTTGTCGAGGATGCAGATAATTACCGATTCTTAAATGATCTAAAGCAACGTTGGCAAGTGCCGATCACTCGACTGTGTGAAGGTAGAACGCCATTACAAGTATCTGAAGATGCAAGCATTATTCCAAACCAACGGATTGCGCCGTGTACGTTCAAATTAAAAATCAAACCCATTATGGATTATGTCAAGGCGTTAAGTGCGGATTATACCGTTGTGATGGTGCTAGGCATGGATCATAAGGACAAGCGACGCGGGCGGTTGAGCGCACCAATCCGCAATTATAAATCAATCGGTGTCAACGTATTCTATCCTTTGTTGATGTACAAAGTATATGATGCTCAGGATTACTGCAAATCAGCTATGAATTTGCAACCACCACGAATGTACACATGGGGGTATAAACATGCCAATTGTGGGGGGGCTTGTGTTAAGCAAGGTAATAGGGACTGGAAGCGAACACTGACATATAAGCCTGATTTGTTCGCAGAGTACGAGGCGTGGGAACAAGGTATGCACGGGAAATCAGACCACTTCAAACCGTTTGGCTTTTTACGTGATACTAGCACGGGTGTTACAAAAGGCAAGACGCTCAAAACGTTACGCGCTGAGATCGACGGACTAACACAGGACACCTTACCTTTGTTTGCTATAAACGATGAATTAGAGCATGGCTGTACGACTGGCGAGTGTGGAGTAAATGCAGATTGGCAAGGTGGCGATGTGGCAGTGTTGTATGATGAGATTAAGCGCGATTACGACGGTAAAATGATGAGTGAGGGAGCGACAAATGAGTAAAGTATGTAACCCTGATGGGACATATACAGAAGCATTTAACGAGATAGACGACCAATTAATAGCCGATGTTGACGCGATACGTGGCAAGTTAGGTATATGGCTATGTGACAATGACGCTGATTGCATTGACGTAAGGTTAGCGTGGCAAGCGGTGATAAGTCACATGCAGTTTGTTGCTGAGGGCGAGTGGCTAAATTGTCACGACAAAATGAATAGTGATAAGCAAGAGGCGCAAGTGATGAGTGAGGGGCAAGCGGAATGACTGAGTACATTTACTATGTGGTGAAAGTTTATATAGGCGGTTACCAGCCAAAGAAGATGCTATGTAGGTCTGATGGTAGGAGTACCGAGGGGCAAACATTTCTAAACGCTCAGTTTTTTGTTTGGGAGACACTTGCAAATCCGCAACGTTTTAAACAAGTTGACGCAACAGAAAACGAAATAGCGACAATGATAACCGAGGGTACGGAATGGAACGGTGTGAATGAGCAAGAATAGGTACAACCCGAAGCGAGACGCTAATGAACCTGAAATCGTCAACGCGCTATATGAGATTGTAGATAGCAAAGAAGATATCGAGCGCAACAACGGGACAGATGAGCCGGACTTGCGCGTGTGGTATCGTGATACGCTCTATTGGTTGGAAGTGAAAACAAAAACGGGTAGGCTGTCCGATGGGCAACGTATTTGGATAGAACGCGCCATATTGTGTGGACAAAATGTATTTGTGGTGCGTAGCGTTGACGATGCGCTAAGAGCGATAGGGGCAATGGACTGATGAGTAAAATCACAATCGCAATTGTAGGCAGTCGTAAATGGTGTGACCGTGCCGAGCGCAATGGTTTAAAGCACATATATGTAGACAGGCGCAACGATGAATAGAGATAGATATATACAGCTATGTTATGAGGTTGTTGATTGCCTCCACAACCTGACGTACCACGAAAGCAAGGGGCGCGGTGTCGGTGACGATCAATGGCAAGTGTGGCGCGATAAGCAATTGGCGTTGTTAACGGAGGCGAAAACGATGATAGATAGTGAAATGAGTGAAAAGGATAACGCATGAGCAAGATACACATTACGGGACACAAAACGTGTTTAGCCTGCAAGGGTCAAGGCACGTTCCAACATGGCAGGTTCTCAATTGCTTGCGGGGAGTGTGTTGGCGAAGGTAGCATAAAAATAGATGACACAATCGAGTGTGACGGTTCGCTATGCGCTGGCAACCCGACTAATGAGAATATGCACATATGCAATTGGTGTGATAAAACGGAGTTCGGGGTATTCCCTGACGAATATACTGAAAAGGGCAATGACAATGAATGATGATTTTATAAAGATGATATTGGTACAGTGTGCGAGAAGTATAGCTATGCTATCAACAGAAGAATTAGAGGCATATGTAAATGACCACCAACGCAACGCACAACAGTGGGATAGCATTGGTTCGCTACTTGAGCCTACAGCATACAGAGATGGAATGTATAACGGTGCTAATGAAGACGCAAAATATCAACTTGCGATTGCTGAGAAGCTGTTAGAAGTTCGCAAATTGATAGACGAACGCGAACTACACGCCGAGAAATTCAGAAACAAATAACGAGTGAACGCAAAACGGGCTAACCATAATGGCTAGCCCGTTTCGTGACGGCGGTGCTAAGGAGCGTGTAAGTAGTATAGCGGATATGTTTGCGCGGGGGTAGTGGGATGTAACGAGATTTAGATTTTACATCGTTTGGAATAAGGGATAAAAACATAACAATATTGTAACTTGCGCTGTGGCGTGTACGTATTGTATACTATGGCATATACGAAACGTACACAAAGGGAAAAGAGGATGACGAACTTATTTAATTTTGACCACTCGAAAGTTATACAGATTGCGAAGATTGCACTCGGTGGCTTCGGTGGTGACATCGGCAATGGTGACGGTAAACCGTGGCTAGAGATCGAAGGCAATCGTGTCTTTGATTTTCATTTCAAGCATCGGTTAGCGGTGTTGGATGTGAATGATATTGATCGGTATATGGAAGCTGGCAGACTAAAGCACGGGTATACCCTGATTACGCACGATAACAAGCAACACCTATATGCTTATGGTGATGTGGCGACATATCACGATTCATGCTTGACCGTTAAAATCGGTGCTGAGCGTTATGTGGAGGGTTACTTTGATGCGCTATATTTTTGTGCGTTGTCATATGCACTTAATGAGTTTGTGTATCATCATAACAAGTCGTACCGTCGCCTTCGCTTGCAATTCGTTGCAACACATGCTCCACGCGATTTTGATTTTCGCCCACGGATTAAAGATTTAATTGAGAAGAATGGGCAAGAGATCACTATAGAGGGTTGGCATGGCGTTACCAAGGTGCGCTCATACGCAGAGGTGCAATGCAGACCTGAGCCTATTGGCGCGTTTTATTCTTATGCTTTGCGTAAGGATGGTAATGAGGACCGGCGCTTAGACTTGTCGAAACAAATTATTGTTTTTGATGGGGGGTCAACCACATTTGATACAACCGTTGTAAAAAATGGGGAGATCATGGAAGGTGGCACACGCTCATATGCTATCGGCATCGGCTTGATTTATCATGAGCTATATGAATACATCAAGCGTGAGAACTTAGATTTATTCCAACACAATAACGAGATGGATGTTTCATTGGTGCTTAATGCACTCCTGACAGGTAGGTACGCTTACGGTATTAGTCGCAAATTAGATTGTGCTGACAAGGCAGATGAATTGCGTAGTCGCTTATTGAATGCCATTTCAACGGTATTTGACCAGCAGGGCGGTGTGCGGAATCAATTGGTTGTTTTCGGTGGCGGTGCTAGTATGGCTACATATCCGTTATTCAAAGAGAAATATGGACGTGATGTCCATGTTAGAAAAGCAACCGCCGCCTTAGAGCGTATTCGTTACGCAATCATCAACGGTGTTATGCAAGTCGTAGAATCACCACGAAGTAAGGGGATATAATGCCACGCATATTACATGAGCATCAACGGTGGAGTGGTAAGTTAGGTTATCGCTCCACTAACATCAGCGTTCGGTTATGCGAATCAAATAGCGAAATTGAAGGGAAAGCGGTTACTGCGTTTGTTGAGTTGGTTAGCCGTTTTGATAACAACCGACGTAAGGCAATTATAGAAGCGTTGGCGTTCTATTATGACAATCATGACAACGACAAAACGGAGTTGGACGATATACGGGGCAAGTTATCCGAGATCATCAACAGTATTCAAAACCTTGGGATCGTTTCAACCAACCCAAACCCACACACAGAGGATGAAGGGATAGACGATATATTGTCACAGTTACGCGCATTCGATAGTAAAAACGCTGATAGCAGTGGGTAGGACATTCGGTAATCGAATAATCCAAACTTTGGAAAATTAAGGAGCAAACAGAATGAGTGACAAGCGATATACAACAGATGAATTAATCAATTTGTTAAAGATAGACGTGACCGCGTTTAACCAACTCAACAAAGATAAACCGAGTGAGGTAATCGACTTGCGTTATGCGAACTTGCGTTATGCGAACTTGCGTTATGCGAACTTGCGTGATGCGAACTTGCGCGGTGCGAACTTGCGTGATGCGAACTTGCGCGGTGCGAACTTGCATGGTGGGAACTTGCGTGATGCGAACTTGCGCGGTGCGAACTTGCATGGTGGGAACTTGCGTGATGCGAACTTGCGCGGTGCGGACTTGCATGGTGGGAACTTGCGTGATGCGAACTTGCGCGGTGCGAACTTGCGTTATGCGAACTTGCGTGATGCGAACTTGCGCGGTGCGAACTTGCGTTATGCGAACTTGCATGGCGCGGTTGGTATATACAGCATTAACAACAACAGTTTGGAGTATGGGTTATACGGCTCGCTCCATATAGGGGAAAATACAATTAGTCTGCAATTAAGCGCGGGGTGTAAGACGCGGTTGTCGGTAAATGAGTTCAGAAGCCTTGAGAGTGATTTTGCTTACAGCGTTAATGTTAAGGCGTACAAGTTGGCGATTGATTACATGGTCGCCAGCTTTGAGATGGACATGGACGCGGGTAAGTGGGATTACTTAATTGAGATTAAGGAGCGAAGCAATGAATAGTAACTGGCGCGATACCATCAGCGAATATTCAATTGAGATTACCATCACTATAATATGTGTGGTAACGCTGTTGTTAATGACAATATCCTTTATGTTTTTCCATTGCGATGATAATTGCAAACTAGAACGCCGTAACGAAGCACTCACGGTATGCCTTGAGGAATGGCGGTATACAGAGGCGCGTTGTGACAGCTTGATGCAAGGGCTATTTGACAATGAGTGACAAGCTATATGTTGTTGTAACGCAAGGTCACTATCTAGGTGGCTACATTGTCGTGATTGCCCCTAATGAAAAAACAGCGTTAAAGCGTGTCCGTAAAGATATTGACCTAAGCGATTTGGGTCGCGATGAGTTGGTCGTTTATGACGTTCGAGAATATGAACTGAGTGATACTGTGCTGGTGTGGAATGGAGATTATTAGCAATGAGTAACCCCAGTGCGTAGCCCCGAACGGTACGACTTAGAGAAGCGCATCAACCGTGTACTAGCGTCATTAGCGGAGTTTAACATTAAGCCACATTGTATCCGGCTATCGCGCTATAACCGCAGACTGTTGCGGTACTATGCCGATTACAAGGGCATACCGCTATATATGTCGCTGTCGGTTGATGATTTTGTCATCGAAGTAGGGAATAAGGAGCGAAGCAATGAAAGTTAAAATGAGGGTACACGGGCTAGAGCGATTCCGTAGGCACATTCACCGTATTGAGATCGAAGCGTATGGGGTGGACTTATCCAAAGGTTTTTGGGGCATAGAGGATGGTTCTGGCATGTTTGACAAGTGTCAGAATAAGTTACGCATCGAAACAGGGGGCTGGGAAGCTGGTGGCGTGGTACGGGAAACGGTATGTGTGCCGTTAAATGAAATTGCCACCGTCACATTCCACGATTACGATAAGGTGATTGCTGACGCTACGGCTGACAAAAAGTGGCTACTGGCAACTATACTTTCATCAGTGTCGATTATCCAAACGGACAATACGCACGCAGGTGCGGAAAGTGAGTGAGTGATGGGCAAGATAGACTTGTTAGAAGAATTGTATAACAAATTGCTGTCGGGGGCGTGGATTGTGCTTATTGACATCAGCTATCCAGATGGCGAGGAATATTGGTCTATCAATTACCAGCCCTCGGTATATATGTCTATTGATAAACAGCATTGGTTCTACCCGTATTTTGACGCGCTCACAGAATATGCTTTCTACGAATCTAAGGATGATATCGGCATTGATATTGAGGAAGCCATGTTTGATTACTGCTATGATGTGTTGATTGAGGGTAGAAATTGGCGTAAGCAATTGATAGCTTATCACAACCCTGTGCCGTCATGGGACGGTATTAGACATGAATACAAGATGAAAGTGGATAAATGATGAGCGATAAATTGTATAATGCAGTGATGATATCTTTATTTTTTGTTGGCTGGGCCGTCATCATTTGGTTTGCCATACACTCTATCGAGAACGATTGTGACGATGAATGTGAATATAACAAAGCGGTTGCGCGTTATCATCAGTGTATTGAGGATGAATTTGCGCCGTCTGCCTGCGAGAATTGGCTAAGCATAGATGGTTGATAGCAACGAGCCGAGTTACCAGTTAATGAGATTGAACATGAAGGTGGACAGCGATGGTTGACAAAATCGAATTAACAATTGAACAAATTGAAAATTGCACCGACAAACAGCAATTAAAGCAATGGCTAGAAGATATGGCGGGTTTGCGTGATGCGATTAAGGGTCGTGCCGAAAGTATCATTGAATATGGGTTTACCGCGGTTACGTATGATGATAGGGCTGGAGGGGGCGCAAAGAAAATTGTAACCAACACGGAAAAGGAGGATGCCATAGAGGCATTAGAGGGGGTACTGCCTAGCGAAAACGGGTATGAGTGGGACAGTGGTTGCAATCAACGATCATTACGCGAATTTAGTTCTATTGTTCCAAGTCATGGGAAAATCCACAAGCAACCCTTGCGACACGCTGACAAAGTATACATGAAACAATTACGCATGTTATAGCCGATAGCTTGCGATAATATCTAAACAGTGTATTATGGTGGCAGGGGTGGTACATTACCCTCATCATATTTCACCTGTATGGCAATAGACCCTGCATTGCGCGGGGTCTATTGTCGTTTATGGCGCACCCATAACTTGCGATAAATTGGGATATAGGGTACACTGATTGCACATTCATTATGGCTTCCTTGCAAAAATAGCGAACCGCTACCCAAACGGCGTGTTTGCTATTTTTGTTTACCTTACTGTATACTGTAAGGTAATTTAATATAGCAAGAGGTTATTATGGGTGCTGTAGAAGTCTTCAAAGCGTTTTCGGATAATGTTTCGCATACTACCACGCTAGGTATTACCGCCTTCGATTTAACAGATTTCGGTTTCACAACTGACCAAATAAAAAAAGCCACCGCGATGACACTAACCGTCACAGGGCAAATATGCCGTTACACGTTAACGGGGTCTACGCCTACGGTGTCAGGGTTAGGGCATGTGATCGCGGTTGGAGCTACCATTGATGTATACGGGTATAACAACCTGAACAATTTTAAGATTATATCGGATGTCGCTAGTGCAACGGTAACGATTACATTATACGAATAGGAGGGCGCGATGCCAATTGATGGTTTTGGCGGGGCAGATCAAAGCCTCACAGAGTTAATACAGGGTAAACCTATTGGGTACACCCCAGTATTCAAATTTGGGCGTAATACGGACGTTGACAGTACGGTAAGCGAATCTGCGCCAGCAGACATATGGGACGGCGGGGCTACTGTTCTTGTCTATCCATTCCCTGCAAGTGCGGGGGCATTGGAGATTGTGTCCGACAACGTTAATGACACATTGCTAGGGACAGGTGCTAGAACAGTAGCTGTCGTTTGGCAAGATGATAGTTTTGTCGAATTTATGGCAACCGCAAACATGAATGGCACAACTGCGGTAGCCGTTGACCCAGATGGTTATCGTAGCTATCGTGCTTTTGTCGTTATGGCTGGCAGTACAGGTGTTAATGAAGGGACTATATCAATCACAATTGGCGGTACAGAGGTCGCTAAAATAATGCCGTCAACTGGGCAAACACGAATGGCTATTTATACAATTCCATCCGTAACCCATAACGGCGACACTATAGCAGATGCTAAATTATATCAATGTAGCGGGAAGGTGTTACGTAGTGGTGGGACGGGCAAGGCAGAGGCACAGTTAAGGGTACGCAACAATGGGGGGTCATGGACTAGCCAAGACGATTTGGTGCTAGACCCCAAAGATTTAATTGATTATGTAGATGGACGCGGATACCCTGTCGGGGCTGATATTAGATTGACTGCGGTTAATGCGTCGAATAACAACCTCGTAGTGTTCGGCAATTTCTCAATGCGTTTATATCATGGTTGATGCTAACCTCGAATGGCGTGAATTATTGTAAGTGAATATAGGGCAGGTGAAATATGAGGGATGAGCAAACAGCATTAGAGAACGTTATAGAGCGTAGGTTTAATGATGCTAGCGAACGCCATATTATGTGGCACTTTTTAGCAGACAGGCTACGTAAGTACAACATCCGCTTAGACATTGAATTCGATGGTTTATATAGAGTTCAGCGTGTTACAGGCGACTTCAAGCAGTACCGCTTTATATTAGACGCGCTTCGGGACGCAATGGACTTGTACGACGTTGAGATAAAAGGTAGTAGCACGGGGTAGGTTATGGCGAGTAAATTAACAGGCAAACAAAAAGCATTTGTGGACGCTTATGCACAGACATTGAACGCCACCGAGTCGGCACGTCGCGCTGGTTATGCGGGCGATGACAACACGTTAGCAGTTATCGGTCATGGAAACTTAAGAAATCATAAGATACAGAGTGCTATTGACGAACTCTTAAGGGGACAATCATTATCGCGTGATGAAGTGTTAGGACGCTTGTCCGCACATGCTAGGGGAGACATAGGCGACTTCATCGACCCCGCTACTCTAACCTTAGATATTAAGAAAGCAAAAGAGGCGGGGATCACCCACCTGATAAAAAAGATTAAGCAGACCATCACCATTGTGACCGATAAGGACGGTGAAGAGCGCCAGACTGAAATATTTGAATTCGAGTTACACGACCCGCAGAAAGCACTGGTGCACCTCGGTAAGGCATACGCCATGTTCACTGACAAGGTGGCGCATGAGGGCGAAGTAACATTCACTTGGGAAGATATGATGAGGCGTGATGATAGCTAACATGCCGTCGCCCTCCCAAGTCGCCAATAGCGATTACTTGTTTGCACGTCACCTGCTTAAAATCCAAGATGAGCGTACTAACATCGTGCCATTTGAGTACAACGTTATTCAACTTGACATTGACAAGCATAAGGCGTTACGCAACCTCGTTATCAAACCACGTAAGCGCGGGGTATCCACCTATGTGCAGGGGCGCAAGTTCCGGCTATTAACCACAGGATCATGCTTGTCAGCGACAATGGCTAACGACAAAGGCAATACGCTAAAGTTACGGCGCATCAGCAATCGTTTTTACGATGAATTGCCAGATGGTTTTAAACCCGTGAGGGGTGAAGCCTCAGCGAGTATGATGACATACCCGTTATACAATAGTGAAGATCAAATATTCACGGCGGGTAGCCCTGAAAGCACCCGGGCGGGTACGGTTACATTCTTTCATGGTAGCGAGGTTGCGTACTGGAAGAATGAAGCGGACGTATTGACGGCTATCTTTGGTGCGATGCCGTTACATGGGGAGGTATGGCTAGAGTCGACAGCCAACGGAGCGCAGGGCAAGTTTTACAATATGGTGATGGACGCTTACAATGGCAATCCGTTTTACAAGTTGCATTTTTATAGGTGGTTTGATGAGCCAGACTTGCGTATACCATTAGATCATGACGGCGAAATTATTATTTTAAAAGATAGTGAGGAATCGGAACTTATTCGATTGCACAACTTAGATTTAGAACAAATTAAATGGCGACGGTTTCGTGTCGAGCAAGACCCTATTAAGTTCAAACAAGAGTATCCCGAAGACATTCATAGTTGTTTCCTTGTTTCCGGCGACGGCTTCTTTGGTGACACACAGGGCTTTTTCGATACCGCGTTGAATACCAGCCAACCGGACGAAAGTAAGCAATACGTCGCAGGGTTGGACTTTGGCTATAGCAATGACGCGACGGTGTTATCCATAGGCTGTTTAGGCGACGGCGTTCAAGTTGCCACGCTTGTTATGAATAACGTAAAGAATTGGGACGAACAGTACAGGCGTATCGCGCTAGAGTGCGTAAAATGGAACGTGTTAAGCGTGTTAGGTGATAGCACAGGGTTACAGACATCTATCATTGCAGGGTTGAATAATGTAATGCGTGAACATGAGGCGACGGCGCGTGTATCTGGTTTCGTGTTCACATCGAAAGATAAGGCAAATTTGATGACAGGGTTACACCACGCGCTACACTCAGGAGAGATAAAGTTAATGGACATCGAAGCGCAAAAGCACGAATTCAGGTCGTTCATTGCCAAGCAAACACAATCCGGCGTATGGCGGTACACACACCCTGACGGCGGTCACGATGATTATATTGATGCGGTGGCGTTGATGTACCGCGCTATGCGTGCAGGGTCAATGAGTTTTGAGGCGTTCACATTATGACATATATACAACCTAAAAATAGATTCCAATCACATCATGATTTAATGGCGCAACATGAGTACGTCAACTCCTCTATTAAGTCGTGGATAGGCGGACAAGGTGGGCAGTACGGCATAGGCAATAATTACAACAGTGACGCGCTGGCGTGGCTGTATTCCATTTCACCGTATATGTACACCGCCACCAACATACGGGCGCAAGCCGTAGCCCGCGTGCGTTTTGAGGCGAAGTTTGAAGGCGAGAAACTGCCGGACAAGCACCCATTATCGCAACTGGTCGCACCTAATTACAACTTCACAGATATGATGAAACGTAATGAAACCACCACGTCCATATACGGCTGGTCACTTGATTACATCACCAAAGCGTATACGGAACGCCCGCTAAAATTGACATGGGTCAACCCGACAATCATCGTTAGGGATTACACACTAAGCAACGAGGTTAAGGGTTGGCATATATCCAGAACGGGGCTAACGGGTGATGACCTTGCAAAAGAGCTTGACGGGTATTATATTCCTGTTGACGATGCGCTATTCTTCAATGATATTGATCTATTCGACGATTGGGACGGTGTTAGCCCCGCAGAGGTTGCGCTTAAGTCAGTAGAGGCAAATATCGAAGTAGATCAAACCACGCTGGCGATATTCCGCAACGGTGCAGTTCCGGCGTTAGCGATCCAGCCGACACAAGACAGTTTAATGGCTATGCAAGCGGGTACTGTTCAAGGTGGCGACCCGTCAGGCGGTCTTAGGGAGCGTTTGGTGCGATTGTTTAAGGGTTCTAGCAAGCAGGGTAAGGTATTAGTGACCCCTACGCGATGGGAATATGAGCAGTTACAGCCAGCGTTCAAAGACCTCAATACGTCTGAAGTTGATACGCAACTCGCCATGAAAATCGCGGCGACTTTCCAAGTTCCGTTATCACTGATATTGCCGAGCGAGGTCGAGTCGGGGCTATCGCGCAGTGAAGACGGACGCGATTGGGCGTACTCATGGGTGTTACCGCGTGTCATGTGGTACGCCTCCAGAATGACCGATAGAATAGCAGTCCCATTCTATGGCGATGGTTACAGCATTGAAGTAGTTGAGGATACCGTACCCTTCCTACAGCCAACCGCAGAAGAAAAGAACAGAATAATAGATATGAAGGTTGCGCGTGGTACGATGTCACTTCAGGACGCGCAGTTAGCAGGCGATGGTGTGGTTGACCCCGCATTAGCTGAAAAAGAAAACTTGTATATGTCAGGTGGCGATTGGGTTAAGGTGTCAATGCTGGATGATTGGGCGGTGCTGAAACTGCAAATTGCGCCGTCTAGCACATTAGGCGGTATCATCGAAGGCGACAATGTGCCATACGACCCCGAAGCGACAGACCAAGCTATCGCGCAACAGTACGCAGAGGCGGCGGTTTTAAACGCGCAGTCAGAAGCCGATGAAAGTGAAGCGCAAGTTGAGGTACTCGAAGAAGAAGCGGGGCTAGTTGAAGCTGAGACGGAGCAGACCGAAGAAGAAACCGACGAAATAGACGACACGGAAACCAAACGCACCGTTAGTTATGAGCAATTCAACGAACTCAAAACATACTTCGACTACATCCGGCGCAAGGGATTTAGCAAGGCGCAGTCGTCATTCACATTTGAGCAAGTGCCACAGGACATTGTGCGCTACGTCAACGACAATTACGATGCAGATAGCGAGGGCGGGAACACGCTAGAAAAGGCGGGTAAGCGCATGTCGATTAAGGCGATTTCAAATGTGAGGGCTGATGCTGAGGCAGACTTTCGCAGATTGTTAGAACGCGCACAAGCTGACAACATGCCCGAAAGCACATTTAGAGAACGATTTAGGACCACGATAGGTGTACACATTGAACGCGCCTTCGAGGCAGGGCTTATTCAGGGTGGCGTAGCTGACGGCGCATTGACGCAAGATGATCTTGATACTATACGCGCATTGAAGCTATCCATGACACCCATCGTCCGGCGTTTAGCACGGGATATATATTCTGATAATGGCATTAGTGATGATGAGATCGCACAGAAGCCCCGCATGTGGATAAACGGCACAGTCAATCCGGCGTATTCGCGTGGTTTAGATAGTGCTAAGTACAACCCTATGATGCAATGGTATCTAGGCAGTACAGAAGAACATTGCCCAACGTGCCGGAAGTTAGACGGTCAACGCCACCGCCGGAATATATGGCGTAGGCACAACCTTGAGAACCCGCCGAGAGTTGG